GTTGTTGAAAAATGTTATATCGTTGGACGATTGGAAGTTGATGCAAGAGCATATTCAGTATGACTTCTTGGCAGACGGTCACTTCGCAGAATTGAAAGACTCTGAACTTCTGAATGAGAGAATGAACAACTTGGGAACGATTGAGTCATACATCGGCACATTCTTCAGTAAAGAGTATGTGATGAAAAAGGTGTTGCGTATGACAGACAACGAAATTGATGAGATGCAAAGACAGATTAACAAAGAAGCTGGTCTTGACCCAGAGGATGGTGGTGTTGATATTCCACAAAGCACGGATGGCATTACACGATACCCATCACAAGGTGGTGAAGTATTACCGGCAGATGATATCGCAAAATATGATGGTCAAGAAGTAGAAGATGATTAGGAGAAATAAATGTCTAGAAATATTATTGATAGTATTGCGTCAGGTGAGAACTTAGAAGCTGAAGCACACTTTAGTAACTCTATGGTTGATAAGGTCGGTAAAGCTTTAGAAATTAAACGTCAAGAGTTAGCAGGCGCTTTTGTAAATCAAGGGACAAAAAATGAAGAGGATTGAGGAACTTTATCAAAACACAGTTTTTGAGAAAGATGAACACAAAAAATCAACAGAATACAAAAAATTGTCTCCAAAAATGAGAAATGCAGTGGATTCTATCTTTAAAATTATGGATGCTAAACCTTCAGATTTCCTAAATACTTTTGAAAAAACTATAAAAGAAGTATCAAAAAAATTCAGAGTTCCCGAAAAAGAGCTTATGAAGTATTTTGAAAGAGAAATGTTAAACATATAGGAGTAGAATATGTCATTTAAAACTTTAAGAAATGCTGGTACAATTTCAGCTGCAACACTTGGCGATGACGCTGCTCATGATGTAGATATTGGTAAACTTAGTATGTCAACATCTTTTAGAGTTACAGAGTTTGGCGGTCAAGATGTTTTTTTTCTTATTTCTGAAGACTATTCCACAGTAACCAGTTCAAATGGATTTTACTTAAAAGCAGGAACATCAACAACTGTAGTGCCTTCAGTAAGGCCTCGTTCTGCTGTTGAGTCACCTGTAACTTTAAATGGGACAGATGATAGTTCTACGGATGCGGGAAGCCAAATTTTGTTGGAAGAAGGAACAGTTGGTGCTGAATATGACGATGGTTCATATTTAGTTTTTGATCACGATCCTACTGGTTATCGTATTTCAGTAATTAACGAAACCGCTAGTAGTGATGGTGCTGTTTATATCGAAGAAGTCACACAAGGACATCCAGGCGCATAGGGGATAACCATGAAACTTATAGCAGAAGCAATTGAAAACGTAGAGTACATCACCGAGGAAAAAGATGGTAACAAAAGTTATAAGATTCGTGGTGTTTTTATGCAAGGGGATATCAAAAACCGAAATGGTAGAGTGTATCCGATGCAAGTATTGACAAATGAAGTTAAGAACTATAACAGAAAATTTGTTAATGAGAACAGAGCATATGGAGAGTTGGGACATCCAGAAGGCCCAACAGTAAATTTGGAGAGAGTTTCACATCTTGTTACCGAATTATATCCAGACGGTAAGAATATAATGGGTGAAGCTCGAATCTTAGATACTCCAATGGGGAAAATCGTCAAGACTTTGATGGACGAAGGAACCAAATTAGGAGTATCGTCTAGAGGTATGGGAAGCTTGGACGAGAGGGACGGTGCCAAGTATGTGAGAAACGATTTTTACCTTGCGGCAGCAGCGGATATTGTTGCCGATCCTTCTGCACCTAGTGCGTTTGTGCAGGGTATTATGGAGGGTAAAGAGTGGGTTTGGAACCACGGTTCTTTAATTGAAGCCCACATTGCGGAGGTAAAAAGAAGTTTTGATGCTAAGAAGCGTCGAAGACAAGCGAATGAAGCTGCTTTAGCTTTTGCTAAGTTCCTCAAGAAATTATAATTTATAAATATATTTAACAAAAAAGGAGACTTCCTATGTCTGAATTAGACCAAACAATTGAAGAGCTCGAAGCGGAGGTTCTTGCAGAACTCGAAGAAGCCGCTCATGATGCTCCTACAAAGGGGTCTGTTGCAGCAGAACCAATAAAGAAAGTTAAAAAAGTGGGCCCACCTCAATCTGACGAAATGCAAGATGGTGGTGATCCCGTTGTAGAACCAGATGACCCAGATTCCCCAACAGATGTTGCGGCGGATAAATCAAAAGAAATATCTGGTGACGCACAACAAAAAGGAGAAGGGAAACCAGACCCCATGAAAAAGATTAAAAAAGTCAAAGAAGGTTATTCGGATCAAGAGATTCGTCAACTTTGTCACTCAAAAGATCACGACTGTGCTACATTTGTTGAACATCCAGAGTTTGGTAAAGGTAAACCAGTTCTGAAATCACATGCTATTCCTGACGATGATGGGAATGTCGAATGGTATGATGTCCAGTTCAAACATGGTCTTGAAGAAAAGGTCATGGCTAAAGACATGAAGATTGTCAAATCTGAAGCTCACCACGAAGATGCAGACATGGAAGATATGTCAAAAGAAGATTTGATGGCCGCTATGCATAAGAAGATGGAAGGCATGCATAAGAAAGACCTTATGGCTGCGATGCATAAAAACATGGAGGACATGCATAAAAAAGACCTCATGGCAACGTACGGCGGCGTGATGAAGCTCAAGATGGGTGGTCATTTACCTTCTGAAAAGAACGAAGAAGTCGTTGAAGACTATATCAAGAGTATTGATGTTTCATCTGATGTCGATGCTCTCGTTGATGGGGAAGACCTTTCTGAAGACTTCAAGAATAAAGCCGCAACAATCTTTGAAGCTGCGGTCAAGTCTAAGACCCGCATAGAGTTAACAAGAATTACTGAAGAGCAACAAGACGCTATGGCAGTAGAAATAGATGGGTATAAGGATACTCTATCTGAGAAAGTAGATCAATACCTCGACTATGTTGTAGAGGAATGGATGAAAGAAAACGAGTTGGCAATTGAGCGTGGACTTAAAGGTGAGATTGCTGAAGACTTTATTTCTGGTTTGAAACAGTTGTTTGAAGATCATTACATTGACGTTCCAGACGAAAGATATGACGTTCTGGAAGCACAATCTGACAAGATTGCTGAACTAGAAGAGCAATTGAATTCAGTTATGGAAAATAATATCAAAATGAATTCAGTTAACTCCGAATTAGTTCGGGAACAGGTCATTACAGAAGTTGCTTCTGATTTGACCGATACAGAGATTGAGAAGTTTGCCTCTCTAGTGGAAGATGTTGACTTTAAGGAAGAAGATGGTTTCCGTGCCAAACTCGACACCTTAAAAGAAAGCTATTTTCCAAAAAGTGAAGTTCTAGAAGAGACTTTTATTGATAATGGAGATGATTACGGAAGCGCCGCACAGGACATTGATACGAGTGATACAATGCACAAATATATGTCTGCTATTGGTCGTGTCGAGACTCGTATTAACGGGCGCTAAGTTTAATATTATATAAATAGATGTAATAAAAATAAAAGGAGAAACAAATGTTTCAAGCAGAACATCTACAAGAAAAGTGGTCGCCAGTCCTAGAACATCCCGATCTTCCAAAGATTGAAGATGCCTATAAGCGGTCTGTTACCACTGTTATCCTCGAAAACCAAGAAGCTGCTCTAAGAGAAGATGCAGCATTCCTTTCCGAAAGTGTTCCTACAGGTAATGTTTCCGGTGTATCAAACTGGGACCCAATTTTGATCTCACTAGTTCGTCGTGCAATGCCAAACCTCATTGCGTATGATGTTTGTGGTGTTCAGCCAATGACAGGTCCAACTGGACTTATCTTTGCAATGCGGGCCCGCCATGCTTCAATGGATGGTGAAGAAGCATTGGTTGATGAGACAACCGGCGCAGCTGCAAACGGCTTCTCTGGTGACTTCTCGAACCAGAACGCTGCTGGTACAACTTCTGGACCAGGCGACATTGGTGCAAGTGAAAGCAACCCTGCTGCTCTTAACGACAGCCCCTCTGCTGGAACTTACACATTCGCAACTGGTATGACAACTGCTCAAAGTGAAGCACTTGGCGATAGTGGAACAAACGCTTTTGCTGAGATGTCATTCAGTATTGATAAGTCAACGGTCACAGCAGTTTCCCGTGCTTTGAAAGCAGAGTACTCAATGGAACTTGCTCAAGACCTCAAGGCAATCCACGGTTTGGATGCCGAGACAGAACTTGCAAACATTCTTTCAACGGAAATTCTTGCAGCTC